CTGATTGAAGAGGTGTAGTATCAATCACATTATCATCAAAGACTTCATAGACTTTAAGAAGATCATCCACAGTGTAGATCTCTGAATCTCCATCCTCATTGAATTTTGTAAATGCCATAGTGACTATTGAAGCATAGTTGCGTACCTTACGTGCAATACGTGATGTAATAAACTTCTGATCAGCATTTACAAATTGTTTATATGCTGTACCATCCATTACACGTTCAGCAGTTGCAGGTGTAGCACTTGTCACAGGAAGCCACAACTCCACTGTGTAGTTCTTAGGCTCAATAGACTGAATCTTAGATGGATCTCCATTCACAACACTTGTGGTAGGTGTCTCAATAGCCACAGGTGCATCTGATTTAGTTGCCTCAATGACTTTTTCCTGCATTTTAGCAAGCTCTTCAATAGACATAATCTTGTCTGACATTATATACTCCTTACACAATTAGGTTTTTAGCCAAGTAAGCCTCAGCCATATTTTCATCAATACCTTTTAGTCTATCATAAACATCAAGGATATAAAGGTCATTGTTATAGTTGTAGCTGTTAGTGAACTCATAGCTATCAAACTTAATATGCTCTTCCAATCCAGTAGCATGTTGAAGCAAGTTTACAATCTGACCAAGGAAGTGATCTCGCATTGGAATAATTGTATTCTTCATAGCATTGTCAATGATACTGTAAGTACCAATGTTTGATACTGTTTTATTCAAGTCAAACAGTCTAGCTGGAACTCCAAACATCTGACAGATAATAGCTGGAACATACTGTGATAAGTAGTCCAGGAAGTCGGTTGCTTTAGTATCACGCTCAAGCTGTTCTAGATTCTGGAAGTTCCCTGAGTACACAATAGCATCATTGAACTCGGTCTCAGAAAGCTTCTCAGCAAAAGCGTTCATGTCCTCAACAATCTTCTGAGTACGTTCTGCCTTAGCAGTTCTACCCATGTCAAGTAGCTCTCCACTAGAGAAAGCAGAACCTTGCTCTACACTTTCCTCAATCTGCTCTTCCAAGGTATCTTTAGCTTGTAAAGCAATAGTACCAATACCATTTCTTGAAATATCATAGTTCATACGGTTAAGGATGTTTAAGATAAGCTCAACACGCTTTCTATCCTTAAGCATAGGACTCATACAAAATACCTGTGAAGTGTCTAGTCTGACACAAGCGAACTCATCACTTGTAACTACCATTACCTCATCTTTGTATCTATCAGGATGTTCCAAGATATCTTTGATGTCCTCTTCTGAGTAATCAGTTGCTACCCTAGGGTTTCCTGTCTTCTGTACATAAGGTGTTCTATAGTAATCACCCTTCTTGATCAAGTAGGTCAAGTTCTGTCTCAACACAGGCATCTTAGGGTAGTCAATGACACAGGCTAGAATGTCTTTAGGGTGAATACCTACAAGACCATCTTCTGTGGCAAGGATACCATAATAGCCATACTTTCTGTAACCTTTAGCTACATGCTTAAGTACATCATAGTTTCTCTGACCGTTAAAGTTTTGACCATAAAGGTATTTTCTTAGGGTTTCATCTTTTTCAAAATTATCTGTAGTCAATGAGTTAGTGAACATATAATTCACAATGTTGTCTAGGATGTAATCAACATCAGGAAGGTCAAGAGCTAATCGCTCAATCTCTTCTAGATTTTCATTGATAGATGTTCCTCTGAAACCTGTACTTGAATAGATCAATCTGTCCTTGTAGTCAGCAAGGAAGTGCCTATCCATTGCACATTGACCACCACAGTCATCTTTCTTACACTTTCCACAAGTCATTATGACCCTCCTAAGTAATAAAGCTCAGCCACATGGAGAGAAAGCAATACACTATCCAGTTCATCAGGAGACTGTCTAAGTAGTTTCTTGATCTCTGCCTTAGGTCTGATTTTAACTTTTCTGTCCTCAGGTCTTTGAACCTCAGACACAAATGACATCTGCCTTGAAATAGCATCCCATACCTTTCTCACAAAGGAAACTCTCTGTGCTTCCATCATACCTCTCAACATGAGGTGCATTTCAGCCCGTCTGTTGAAAGCATATTCAGCACTAGGATCTTTACCAATGATCTTTATTTCAGTTGGTTTACCACCAAAGTTGATGTCATACACAGGACATTTAAGCTGTCCTGATAACCTTCTCATCTTGAGAGGCTGTACAATATGTGCTCCACCACCAGCATCTATGCCAATAGCTTTCACATTGAGTTGATTGGCAATGGTCACAATCTTATTGACAATTTCAATAGCTGTGACACCATCAATCCACTCTTTAGGCTTGATGTCCATTGTATCAATAGCTGTGAAGTGATTAGACTTGTCCACAGAAGAGATAGTGACTTGGATAGAGTCAGCACCCTTATAGGCACTATCCACTCCAAGGAAGAACTCTAAACCTTCTGTTTTCATGTCAAAATCATCAAGAATATCAGGTGAGGCATCAAAGAATGAAGATCTCTCAGTAGGGAACTCACACAGGAGGTTTTCTCGAATAGAATCCTCTGTGATTGTAAACTGAGATCTCATCAGCTCATCTTTGGTGTACCTGATGCTTCCCTCCTCCATGGCTGTAACCACATCCAGCCACATAACAAATTCATCATCAGCAAGGTCTTCATTGACCATGAAGTCATAAAAGCTATTCAATGACCGTGGGTTAGAGATTAGGTACATAATCAACTTACGACCATCATCTGACTCAAATTCCCTACGACCCATGTGACCAAGGGCAATAGGTGAGATGTCAGAAGCTTCATCCCCAAACATATTACCTCCACGACCAATAACATGAATTTTAGAAGGATCAGTATAGTTACTACCAGCAGAAAGACCTTCTAACTTACCACCATTTCTGAATGTGAACCCTTCACTAGAGAATGATGATAAACCACGCTTCAGTCGCTTATCCACTGAAGTGACATCTCTATCATCAAAAGACAACATAGCCTTCACATCAGGGTGAGCGTTCACTAGGATTTCCCTAGCATGCTGGATGATGATTCCTGAATACTCTTGTGTTGATCCTACAGCATAGCAATTCTCTCCCTCATAGGCAAAATGGTTTGACATAATGCCACAGAGGAAGGACTTACCATACCGAGGAGTAGCCACACAGTATCCTGTTTTGAAGTCTCCACTAAGGAACGCTCCAAATTGCACAGCTTGAGACCACCATAGCTCTAAGTTAAACTCAGATAGTGCTGTGGTGAACCCAAGCTTGTAGTATTCTAATTCTTTTTCTAAACCAAACCTTTCACGAATGGTATTTCGCTTAAAGTGCTTTGGTATCTTTCCCTTCACAGCATCTTTTAGTCGATCCTGTGGAGTTACCTGATCCAAAAGGATTGATAGCTTCTCCTTGTTAGATAAAACCTTACGCTTTTGAGTAAGTAACCCAACATCTGCATCTTGGATGTGCATAAACAGTATCTCCTCCTGTGTAATCAAGACTTTCTGAGATCTGAACTGAAGGAGCTACAGCCTGGAAGCTTTCATCCACAGGAATAGTTAAACCATCCATAGCCTTACAGATAGGGCAAGTTCGCTTATCACCTACAGCGTTCCATGTTTTCATGAGCTGTTCACCTGTGATGTCTCCAAAGAGTTTAGCACTTTGCACAGAAGCTTTCTCAATTCCCATCTGTGTCTCACTTAAAGCAAGACGGTCAATGTTAGACCAATAGGACTGGAAGATATCTTCTTTGCTCTGAGTGTCCTTGTTTTCATTCACAAGCTTCTTAAGGTCTTTTACATGACCATCAAGAATCTCTCTCAGTCTTCCACGATTACTTCTCACAAAAGAAGAAGTATCAACACCATTTCTCAGGTTTATTAGATCCTGTGGATAGATATTGTACCCTAAGGCATCCAAGATGTAATCAATCTCATCTAGGAATGTCGAAGAGTACATATCCACAAGGTAGTCAATGACAGCATCTTCAGCAGTCAAATAATCACCATCATAGATCACTGAGGATGCAAATGTCTCTAATAAAACCAAAAGATCAGGATAATAGCTATCAAAAACCTTATTTCTAGGGTTCTTCTTAGTCATTCATATCTCCAAACAACTCATCAAGCTTAGCTTTAGTATAATTCTTAAGCTCCTCAACACCATCCTCGGTATCGTGGTTGACATTGACAGTAGTTTGAGTTGCTTTACCCTCAATACGGTCAGCCCACTCCTTACGCTCATAATTATCTTCAAAACTAGCCATGATTTGAAGCATAGCATTTTTAGCCACAGGAGTTGCAGGAGGGATTGAGTTATAGACTTCAAAGCCTATCTTACTCACAAGAACTTCATCTACGTCTACTAGCCCCCAACGCATTTGATAAAGCTTTAGTGAGTCCTCATCCAAGAGACTGAGTTCTCGCATTGTTTCAGAGTAAAGTTTACCAGTTCTAGCCATACTAGCAAACCTCCAAAATTTGATATACATCCTACAGGAATCGAACCTGTATTAAAGGTTTAGAAGACCTCTGTCATATCCATTAGACCAAGGATGCAGAGGGGTAGATACCCCATAAGAGAAATGAATACCAATCATGACAATCATGACAAGCCCCTGACATGATTCGAACATGCGCAATCGTTGGGTTGCAACCAACAGCCTTACCGCTTGGCTACAGGGGCAGAGGGAGGTGAGAGGGAAAAATATCAACAAAAACCTCTCACCGTGGAACAAAACACCGCTCACAAAGAGCAATCTATCCTAGGCATCACAGAAAGGAATAGGTGTGCCTGATAATTAGTATATCAGATTAGGGTTTCCTTGTCAACCCCCTTTTTGGAAATAAATTCCTAAAAGTATTGCTTCTGCATCATCATCACATTCAACTTCATAACCTAGCTCTTTACAAAGCTCAATAGCCTTAGCTTTTGCATCAGCTCTTTTACCGTTTAGCTTAAATTCTTTTCTCCACACAGTAGGGAATACAAACTTAACCTCTTGATCCTTTAGCTCTCTTAAAACCATTCC